TTATCACGTCTTTTCTGATTGCGATTTCTTTCACTCAAACGTCTTTGCTCCTTTCTACGAAGAAGCCCTAGCACGACAATCATATTATATCATACCAGGGCGGCATTTACCACTTTAAAGTGATAAAGTTTTGTATTTTTCATTTCTACAGGGAAGTGGTTTGATTAAGAAATTCTTCAAATTTATGCCGATTAATCAACGATTTATTCCCAACCTGCACCGTAAAACAATAATCAGTATCAGTATTTTCAGAAATCAGCATCCTTATCTTCTTTTCACCAATTCCAAAATATTGAACAGCCTCATCGACCGTTAACATATATTTTTCCCAAATCGGAACCATCTTTCCCTTCATTTTTGCTTCTATGTTATCTATTATGAGCACCTCCATATCTTCAAAATAGGCAGCACATTATCTGCCCATGACAAATAGAAACTCAGCTCCTATCTCTCATCAGCAGATAACAAAAAAATCCATACAGGTGACAGATCATTACTCTGTCCACATCGGTCTTGCACCGTCATTCAAATTGACCGGACTGCAAATTTCCTTACAATCCGGAAGTATCATTATCACGGACATGCTTCATCGCCCTGTGTTACTGCCACACATTTTGTCAGATCATCTCGCTCCATACCTTTGCTTCAATGTAATGTTTCAACATTTCCTCACGTTCACTCCTATCAAAGAGCAGGTACATCTTGGCGAATCTACCTAGTGGCTCCACATATCCTCACGTCCTGTATGCAAAAAATATTCAGTTGTCAAGGTACAGGGTGCATACGCAGCAATCAGCGAATGGAAAGGGACAATGCTAACCGCCTGTTATGCAACTTCAAAAGCCAATATCTTTGTAATCAGCTTTGTTTCTAATCTGCGACGCAGAGTTTCATCAATGCAGTAGTGTACCTGTCCACTTTCGTCATACAACTTTCTTGTGGACAATTTGATTATGTACCCTTCATAATGTTTTAACACGGCATTGATTGCACTCACATCGCCCTCTGATGCTGCCTTTATAATATGGAAAGGCAACAAATTTTCTTTGTTTCTGGTTTTAGACATCTTTTTCATCTGCTATTCCTTCCATAATCTTTCTCAAAATTTCCAGTGAGCGTGTTCTGTGTTCATGAATGGTACTGCGAACCAGATTCATTTCTCTTGCAATATCCGCATCGCTCATTTCCATAAAATACGAAAGTAAAATGACATTCCTTTTTCTTTCTGAAAGTTCCTTCAAAGCTTCTGCAATCAGGGTATTTTTTACTTCAATGTCATAGCCATGCACTTCAAAATGATGATATTCTGTTCCATACTCATCCATAGTAAATAATTTGCTCAACTCCTTTTCCGACAGTTCAGAGAATGTAACTTCGTGTTTCCTACGATAGTCCATGTGTTTGTAAGAATTTACAGCTTCGCCTTTTAATGCCATCTGGCATAACCGATCAAATTGGTGCCGGATAGTCATTTCATCCTTAGAAGAAGGTTGCCCCATACGAGTTCACCTCCTCCCGTTCCGAATGCCAAGACTTTTGCCTTTTTTCCCTTCCGGTGTATCTCCCAAATGAAACCTGGGAGATGTTCGGGTGGATTGAAAAATTTTTCTGTATATAAAAAACGCCCTTATGGACACATACCCACAGGACGCTGTTTATAGCTGATATTAAATTTTCTCCACATTTTACGAGTGTATATAATGCACTTTCAATTGTAGAATTTGCCACATTACTTAAAATGTGACCTATTTACCTGTCCTTCCACGCAATGGGCAGGATAATATTTTCCAAATACAAAAATATCCTTTCAACGGTTCAGAATACATAACTCTCCCAAACACATTCAAAGGATAAAAACATGAGAAAAAACCTTTGAATACTGCGTTTTTTTATATGCAATATCCAAAGTTTCTTATTTTATTCAAGTGCATTATACCCCTCTTATATAGTGCGTTATTAGTTCATTTTCTTTTTAAATGGTGAACTATACACTATATACGGAGGTGCATGACATGGCTAAATCTAAGAAAATTGATAAAGACATGGGTTTTCGCCTGAAGAAAGCCAGATTAGACCAAAAGCTGACTTATGATGAATTATCCGAAAAATCCGGTGTTTCATCAAGATATATCAAAGAGATCGAAAATCATGGTAATGTTCCAAGTCTTGAAAAACTCGGACAACTCATTCGTGCTTTACATATCTCTGCTGATCCGTTTTTTTATCCGGCAGCTCCAACCGATAATCTGGATTACCAAAGGCTGCTGGTTTATCTTTCAGAATGTACGGACGATCAGATCACCACTATTCTTGCACTTGTGGAAGCCTATCTTCGTACATATAAAACCCATGAGACAGAATAGCAGAAAGATTTCGATTTTTTCTGGATTGTTTCTGAATTATTCTGAAGAAAAACAGGGTGGTCAGCTTCCCGGTAAGCCATCCACCCTGTTTGAACTATTTTTTGATATGCATAAGCACTTCTTTCACTTTGTTTCTTTCCTTTAAAATCCCCAGTCCGTCAAATATCTGCATTACATCTACCATCCCCTGATAGTAGGCTCTTTGTTCTTCTTGAAAATGAGCGTGATCCACTATATCCATATAATTTTCAAAAAATTCTCTGTGTTCTGCGGAAAGCTCAGCCAACACCGTTTCATATTCCCGATTCGCCTTTTTCAATGCTTTATCTGCCTTTTCCGATTCTTTCGTCTGAACAGAATATTCACGCTCTCCTGCTTCACTCCGAAGCTCCTCAAATACCTCTGCTATTGTTTCAAATACTTCATTCATTTTGTATCCACCTTTCCATATAAGTATTGCATTTTGCAGGCAGTATTATCAATCCTTAAATTTCTTACAACAATATTTTTCCGCACTTCATCTTTAGAAGTATATTATCAAGATTATTCCGTAAAATCAATCATATGGCACTTCATCTTTAGAAAGTTGGTGATGATATGAAAATTTACTGGAATAAAGAAAGCAATTCCAAAAATCTGATAGGTCAGAAAGTAAAGGAATTGCGAACTGAAAGGCAGCTATCGCAAAAAGCACTGGCAGAACAGCTCCAACTTGCCGGATATGAATTTAGCGATTTGACTGTATTACGAATAGAACAAGGAACACGCTTTGTACCAGATTATGAAGTGGTTGCCCTTGCTGAATTTTTCCATGTATCTTGTGAATATCTTTTAGGTGTCAGAAGCGAAAAATAAGCAGTGATCTGTATTTCTTCTTTACAGACCGCTGCTTAAATTTTTGTTGAAACGATAGCCTACACCCCATACCGTCTGTATGTAGATTGGCTTGCTTGGGTTATCTTCTATCTTTTCTCGTATGTTGCGTATATGGCTCATGACAATATTATGATCGCCAAAATAAGGTTCTTTCCAAACACGATTATATATCTGCTCTTTACTGAATACCCTGCCGATATTCTGTGCCAGCAATAATAAGATTTCAAACTCTGTGTAAGTCAGCTCAATTTCATTATCTTCCCGAACCACCACCCGCTTATGTTCATCAATGTGAAGTCCATCAAATATCAGTTTTTCTTCATCGGCAATCCGATGTCGTAAGACTTCTGTTTCCTCATTCAGCCATGATAAAATATGATTGATAATATGTTCTTCATTATCTTCAAAGGATAAAATCAGTAACTTCCCAAAAGCACCACCTCCTCCATAAATTGAATTTCCTTTTTATATAATTCTCCTATGCCACCTGATGTTTTCTCCAAGTCTTTCGTACAAAAGGAATACACATCAGCGTGATTACAGCATATACAAACATTCTTACTGTTACTACATCAAAAGTAACTCCGCCCAATGGATAGCCAAAATACCCGTAAAAATCATCAGAGAAAACCGGCTGTGCTGCTCGATAAGGCAATAACACAAGAATACGATTCCAAATACCATTTGTTTCGCTGATACCCAAGAACATTGGTAATATCATTGCAAGTATAATAATTGACAAAACAGGAACAGAAGATTTCATTTTAGCTGATAAAAGAAGCGTAATAGCAACCATACCAATCATAACAAGATATAATGTAGCAATCGCAAGCAATGTTGCTCCCAATAATGACAAATTATATGGTGCGATTGTATTCAGTACTTGAACAGGTAAATTCCAACCATCAATACCAAAAGAAAGAAGCAGAATACCACAGCCAGCCAAAATTAATAGAGTAAATGCCAAAAAACTATATACAAATGCAGCTAAAATTTTAGCAGTAACTAATTTTGATTTTCCATATCGTGACGACAGTATAATGCTGTCTGCACCAGACTGATATTCACCGGAAAAAGTTCCTGCCACACAAATACAGATACCAATAATGCCTATTACAAACAATTCCAAACAGCTAAGTAATGTTTCCCACCCGGTATGATAACTGTATTCATAGGGGGTTGAAACAGATGAAACACGATTTAACCAAAATGTTTTTTCACTGTCCGAAAAATTCCAATCGTCATATTCTTGATTTAGTAGTGTTTCAACTTTTTCATCACGAGTTGCATAGAAATCAAAGTTATTTTCCAAATCCATATTCGTAATTGCGGAAAAAGAAGAATCGTAGGCATATGGAGCAGCATAATTTCCATTTATCAATTTCCAATAATCTGAATATGGGAAGAAGTATTTGAAATATGCACTATCATTCAATGATTTTTGCGTAGCGTCTTTGGAAACATTCTCCGGATCATCAAAGAGAGCCTGATATTTCGCAATGTCTGCTTTGATTTTTTCGTTCGTCAATTTACCCGCATTGCTATTTGAAAATTCTTTATCCATAGCGATTGCTTCCATACCGCTTGTTTGTTTTCCGTCTGTATCAAGCACAATAAACTGGCTTACAGGAAGATAAAACAATATCCCAGCCAATATTAAGCAAACTGTAATTACAATGATATTCATTCGCTTTTTGGTAAGTTTTTTTAATTCAAGAGCAAATAATGTTTTCATTCCTCGTCCCTCCTAATTTCCTCATCTTGAAAATGATATAAATACAAATCGTCAAGCGTTGGTGGAACATTGACTGCTCCACACATTGGCTGCGTATCACTAACAACACGCAGCAAGACTTCATTTCCCTGTTCATGGTGCAAGTTTACCACCCGGAAGCGTTCACTTACTTCGTTAATCTGTGATTGTAAAAGTTTACAGTTCCAGACTTTTCCATCCATACTATGAATTGCTTTTTCGGTTGAACAGTTCAGGATTAAACTGCCTTTTTTCATCATCAAAATGTCGTCAGCAATGTAATCAATATCTGAAACAATATGTGTTGACAAAATAACGATTTTGTCTTTTGCAAGTTCTGCAATAAGATTACGAAACCGCATTCGCTCTTTGGGATCAAGTCCTGCTGTTGGTTCGTCTAAGACAAGAATATGCGGATCATTGATAACTGCCTGTGCAATACCAAGTCGCTGCTTCATTCCACCAGAAAAAGTGCGGATTTTCTTTTCTGCCACATCAGATAAATTAACAATTTTTAAAAGTTCTGTTATCTGTTTTTTTGCGGTTACAGTATCAATTCCTTTAATTGCGGCAATAAAATTCAGATACTCTTTTGCAGTAAAATCCGGATAATAGCCAAAATCCTGTGGTAAGTAACCAAGATAACTGCGATAATGTTCGCCTAACTGTTCAATTTCTTTTCCATTGTATAGGATTCTTCCTGATGTAGGTTTGAGAACATCACAGACCATACGCATCAAAGTTGTTTTTCCTGCACCATTTGCACCCAGTAATCCATAAACCCCTGGCTGCAATGTAACAGAAATATTGTTTACGGCGATTTTGGAGCCAAATCGTTTCGATAAACATTCAATAGATAGTTCCATACAAATTCTCCTTTCATGTAAAAAGCCTGACAGCTTTTGGTATTATTGTACCGAAAAGCATCAGGCTTTGTATTAAGTCGATTATGATAATTTCCTAAGAAACACTAAAGGTTTTCATTAGAATTTCCTTTTTGTTTTGTGGTTATATCCGGTAAGCTAATGATGAACACTGTTTTGCGATTTTCGCTTTCTACCGTAATATTTCCTCCATGTAAAGCAACAATATTCTTTGCGATTGCTAAACCAAGACCTGCACCTCCTGTATTTCCTTGTCTTGCTTCATCAGCTCGATAAAATTTTTCAAAAATATGTTCCTGCTGTTCCGGTAAAATCGTATCTCCCGTATTGATTACAGAAATGACTACCTTGTCTGTTTGGTATACTGCGGAAATAACAATAACTGAATTAGTATCACTATAAGCGATTGCATTTTTAATAATATTTTGAAACGCTCTTGCAAGATAATTCGCATCGCCGAATATATACACATCTTTTGGCATATTGATTTCAATTTCAAGCTGAGCTGCTTGTAACGATGGAGTAAATTCATCTACAAGCTGTATCAACATATAGTGAAGATCTATTTTTACTTTTGAAAGAGCAAAATCAGATTGTCTAAACCTCGTAATTTCAAAAAATTCATTGATAAGTTTTTCAAGTTTTGTTGCTTTTTCTAATCCTACATGAATACACTTTTCTCGCTGTTCCTGCTCCATATCTTTGTTTTCATCTAAGATACTTAAATAACCAATAACGGAAGTAAGCGGTGTTTTTATATCATGTGCCAAATATAAAATCAACTCATCCTTTTTCTGTTCTGCAAGCTCCTCCTCTTTTCTCTGTTCTGCTAATGTCCGCTGAACCGTTTGCAGATTTTCTTCTACGAAACGCATTTCTTTCGGCATTTTTATCGGTTCAGGCTGTTGGCTCAAAAGAGCGTTGATCCCTTTGTTGATAGAGTCAAAATATTTTCCAAACCATGTAAGTGAAAAATGAAACAATATCAAAAATACGACTGCCATAGCAGCAAACATAAATTCAGTCCAATGTTCTCTAAAAATCATTTCGTAGATTTTATATGCCTGCTCATAATCAATTCCCGGCAATAATGAAAGCAAACCTATTCCCCATACTCCAATTTTTCCTTGCAGAAAATTATATAAAAGCAATACTGCTATGCCTGACATGACAAGCATAATCACAAGTTGCATAAACACTTTTCGCTTCATTCTCGAATAATCATTTCTCTCAGTTTTCAATCTTATATCCCACTCCCCATACCGTTTTTATATATCGAGGTTCATCTATCGCATCCCCCATTTTTTCACGCAAATGCCGCACATGAACAGTAATGGTATTACTATTCTTTTCATAATATTCATCTGCCCATACAGCCTTAAATAGTTCTTCGGATGTCACAACCATTCCTTTTTTTTCGCAAAGCGCCTGTACAATTTTAAACTCCGTAGGTGTTAAGGATAACGGAACATCATTAACAGAACAAGTATGAGCATTTATGTTCACTATCAAACCATTACTCGTTGTAATAATTGATTCTGTCTCTTTTGCAGCCTCCGTCTCAACATCATTACTATATTTTTTATAACGCCGTAACTGTGCTTTTACTCTTGCCATTAAAGCTAAGGGTTTAAATGGTTTCGTAACATAATCATCTGCTCCCATTGTCAAACCTGTAATTGTATCGAGTTCTCCGTCTTTAGCTGTAAGCATAATCACAGGATAAGTATATTTTTCTCGAATTTTCCTGCATATCTGAAACCCATCTATTCCTGGTAACATAACATCAAGAATGGCAAGGTCAAATTCTATATCCGCAATATAATCTAATGCCCCCTGTGCAGTATAAGATTTATAGACAGTATAATTTTCATTTTGCAAATACATTTCTATTAAGTCTGCAATTTCACTTTCATCATCAACGACAAGAATTTTATAATTCATACTTTGCTTTTCCTTTCAAAAATAATTCCATAATTATTATATCAGAATAATTTGACTTTTTTATAACTAACCACCTAAGAAATTATTAAAGAATTCCTAAGTGTAGCCGCTCAAAATTTTTGTCATACTTTCTCATTTTTTTTGTCAAAAATTTTCATATAACGCTTTTTCATTTCACTGAAAAAAGGAGTTACTTTTTTGTCGTTAAACAGCGGTTTAAAGAAATATTATACACAGACAGAGGTTGATAATATTATTAAAAAAAACAAGGTGAAATCCATTGTTATAGAGTTCGAAGGCGTTACTACCAATGAAAGCAAAGCATTTTTCCCAAAATATACCTATTGGGGATATGTCGGCGAAAAAACCACTGAAATTGATAATTTAATAGCACAGGGGCACACAATTCTTGGCGGTTTTATCTGCGGCGGTCCACACAACGATGCCTCCATGGCTGGCAATGGTTCAGATAACATAGGTGTTATAGTCGGTTCAGCAACTTATTATAACGTCCCATATTCATTTTACGTTTTTTCACAAGCTTATCAGACAATAAGGATTAAGGTCTGCGTTTTATATATTTAATATTTAACACAGTTTTATAGCAGTTATCTTTGTACTGATCTGCCCGAACGTCACCGCTTTTGGCACTTTTATCAAAAACTTTAAGTTGTTAACTGCCTTGCCGGATATTATTTCATGCATGGTCAGCCACGTGCCACCGTTTCCGTTATTTGGGGCGGTGATTCCAATCGCCTGATCGACGGTACTTTTTAATGATATAACATCCACGGCAGAACTTTCAGAAACCCAACAGTAATAATTTACCAGCCACGTTCCGGAATCAATAGATAATCCGTCCGCGCCTGCATAACTCCATGTATCGGAGAAGTATTTATCAAATTCGTTACTGCTTACCTGACGGTATCCGGTATTGAACATGGTTTTGGCGTCGGCTTTCTTTAAATATGTGGTCGGAATATCATTACCATCGTGATCTGCATCAGCCCGACCAACACGTACAGCAGGATAGGTGTCGTCAAGTTCATTATGTGCGATCAGATTAATTACTTTTTCAGTGGAATCCTGTAGCGGTATGAAGTCCCCTAAGGTTCCGGACCAATCACTTTTTTCAATTCTAATGTAATGCTTATTCTTTAAACCGCTGTTTAACGTATTAATATCGGAAATTGCCTGATCCAATTCGGTTTGATTTGCCTTTTTCCCAATAGCTTCATTAAGCGCTGTTGCAACATCCTTATTTTTATCAATCAAATCAGCCAGTTCTCTCAAAGTATCCGCTGTTTCAGGTGCCCCATTTATCAAATCAGCAATTGCTTTATCAGTGTAATTCACTAATTGCCGATAATATGTATCAAACACTTTCTGATGCGGTTCATTCTCATTATTTAAATGGCTTTGAATAATTGTAAGTTGCTGTTCTGCCACTTTTTTTATAAAAGCATCATTATTTATGAGTTGCTGAAAAATAGCGTTGAAAACATCAGCATGTCCCGGTGTTGTTGGCTCCAGTTTTTCAATTTCACTATTATAAGTCTCTAAAACTTCAAAATTTGCCATTTACTGTATCCTCCTATCTAATATAAATCCTGAATAGAAAATGTATCCTCCATAGTATCCTTCCCTTTTGCCATAAATGTAGCTATTGCGACAATGTCATTTTCTTCATCTACCAAGGCTATCTCTGATATGTACTCTCCTACAAGTTCATTTGCCTCAATTAATAATGAATATTCATAGCAACTATCAGATACTTTCCTAGATGCTGTGTACTCTTTTCTGAGAAGCTCATGTTTTAGAGATGTGCTTTCTTTACTAGGTGAAATAACTTCACCGTTCTGATCCACGCCGCCAGAACCAACTGCAATATATTTTACCTTTGGCATTTGTCCTGTCGTATGGGTTGCCTCCGCAAGTTTTTTTCTCTTTAAATCTGTAATTATCTGTTTCATAAAATCTCCTCCTCATATCTATAAGCATCCAGATTTCTATTTCCATCCAGTAGAACCTGTCCATTTAATGTCCAGTAATTATGCTCTACAATGTGCTTTAAATTTGTAAGTTTCTCATCTACTCCCAACATTTGTATATTACTTTCTACAGATACCTTAAAATTTCTTATCACTCCACTTAAAATCTGCGCTCCATCCAAATTCCAACTGCCATCCAACATCAGATAATTATAATTAACAATTACAAGTACTGTATGATATCTTGCAAACAACTGCTCGGTCAATTCGTTAATCGTTATATAATACCTGAATAAATAATTGTCTTTCGCACCGGAATACTTTATCTGCCTCACAGTGTTCCTCAATACCTCAAAAGCTACTGGCTCTATAAAATCAATGTCGTTTTCTAAAAGAACATAAAACTCAGCCCATCTGTTTTCGTCTCCAAGCAAATCCACTGCTCTTACCAAAAGTGGATTTGCATACCCAAGTGCTTTTATTGCCCTCTCAACCCCAATATTGGTTCCACCAAGACGTTTTATTTCAATATACCAGGCTATCCGTTTTCTATAACTTGCATTACTTTCACCCGGATTTCTACTCATTCTACGGTCTGCAGCATGAATTGGAAGCATAATATCATCACAGGTAACAACCATGCTTTCTTCTCTCGCCCGATAAATATCATTCATACATTCGTCAAACCAGGATCCCAATACTTCACACAGAATATACCAGTTGTTAATCGATTTTTTTACCCGTTTAAATGGAGATGTAAGAAGATAGTACATATAATCTTTAAAATTATCATAAGTCACTCTCACCACCTCCCACATTAGTAACTTGAACATTCAAATTTCCTAATAAAATCACATTACCTTTGTTAAGCTCAATGTCATTATTAGGTTTTGATATCACTGATTTTCTATAATCACTAATACCGCCTGCCAATGCAACCCTAATACTGTCAAGATATAAGCAATTCATATCTTCCCGGTCTGTCAATTTCAATGTGTTTTCTATTATGTACTCCGCCTGCTCCTTCACGCCGCTAGTAGATACATCTTTTGACAAATATATTGTCAAATCAATGTCCTGTCTCACTATCGTAGCAGAGCGGCATAAAAAATCATCATAATTCCCTTTTAAATATTCGATTGCCTGCTCCACTTTTCGAAGTAATGTTTCTGTAGCCTCACCAGCAGAACTTGTCACTATGATATCAACAGTACCCTGACCTCTTGGATGTTGTGAATCAATCTCAACATTTAATACTCCAGGAACTGTCTTAGCCGCATTTTTTATCTTTGCATCTGTTGTCCGTTCTGCCGCTTCCTCAAAAGCATCCATTGTCCGTTCTCTAAGGCTTTCTATACTTTCAACCTCTGCCCCTTCCTGATACAACCAGTTAGCTTCATTTGTTACACTGCTAACTCCTCCTAAATGTATCATAGAGACCGTTATTTTCCCAGCTGGCAAATTATAATCTGTTCCACTCTTCTCCGCTTCAACTAATACTTTTCCAACCTGTTCTCCAGCATCTATCACGGTATCCTCTACCGCATAAAACTTGTATTCCCTTCCATTTATGTCTGGTAATGTCTTAAACATATGACCTTTACTGATAAGTAACGTTCCATCAAACTCTTCCCGGTAAATTGTAATATAACCTGTTGCTTTTACTGCCTCTCTTAAAAACCTCCCATAATCAGCAGCCTTTACTATCATGCTTTCACCTTCCGCATGTCTAATAAAACATGAGTTTAATATACTTCTTGCAAGCTGTTTTATCTCAATGCCAATCCGTACACTGATACGGATCAAATGATAAAACACGCCACCTTTATTGAAATTATTTATAATAAATCCCTTTTCTACCAGTTCCTTCTGTATTTTTAATATCTCTTTTTCTTCTTCAGGTATAGGAATGATTTTGTCCATAACACTTTCATCTATCATAAAACAGTAATGTCCTCCGCTATAAATTCCATGTTGTATTGTTCATTAGAATCGTTCTTAGATATTGAAACAGAATCCCTAAATTTATCATTCAAAAATTCAATATTCTGCTTTGTTTTTCGAGAATCTAAAAAAGTTCTCTTATCTATCTTTGCCTTTACCCGCTGTCCGATTTCCATCTCAAGAAAGTCGTTTTTTTCTGCGTGAATAAAATCTGTCAATCCAAATCCATATCTCTCATTTCCTGTTGCATCCTCATAAAACAACTCTCCTTCTGCTGTTACAGTTTCTAACATTATGTCCTGTCTCCAACACTCATCATCCGATAATATTTTAAAATCTCCGTTCTCATCAGGAACAGGCTGTCCCTTTTCATCCAACAGTATATCTGTATTATGTTCTCCTGTTATTGTCATGCTGTTTGCCTCCCGATCACCCACACCTGACTTCCACCATACAATAATAAAATAACAGCAATATCACCCTTGTTTAACTCAAGTTCCGTCCTTACACCCGGTATTTCTGCAAAGGAGCTGTCTTCATTTAAATTTTTGTCAAGAATTCTGAGAACATATTCTAATGCATCATTCTTTTTTATGACCTGTACCACTTTAGCATACATCCCCGCCGGGTATTTAATATGGGAATATTTATTTTTTATCTGTTCTTCCAATTCTTTTTTCACAAAGCTTTTAAGCATATCAGACATTTATCTCACCGCCTCTAAAATAGATGTACATTCGCACTCTCCCATCCGCATCACTTTTAATAATCGTCTTCTCCACAAAGGACATTCCGTTATACTTCGAATGTTCTATCTTAATTAATTGACTATGATGTATCCAAGGAACACCTAATGTCTCTATCTCAAATAAATCTCCATATTTTTGCATGGAAAGAACGTTCTCATCTTCCCTTAAAACATAAATCACATCCTGCGCCGGTCTGCATCCCCAGTAAAATCTCCTGTTTCTAAAAAAGAAATTATTCTCAATTCCCCAAATATTATTAATTTCTTTTATTGCTTCTATCCCGTTCTGGCTATTTATTATAATCGTTTCCTTGCTACCGTAAGATTTATCAGACATTTCATAATCATCTATTCCTGCCTGTTTTAATATATATTTTAGAATATCCTGTGGCTCACAATACCGAAAAGTTGCCTTTACTTCCACCCGTTCCAACTTTATCATATCATCTCTTATTAAAATTTCTTTCCAGTAATCACTCCCTGTCCGTCTCGCATACCCCGAAATTAAAATATCATAATCACCATCATAACCAAGCTGTACTGACACAGGTTCAGAATCTTCATAAGATATTATTTTCTGAAGCTGCGATGTAAGTTCTACTTTGCACCAGTCACTCTTGGTTTCACTACTGCTAAAACAGCTAACCTCCATCCCACTTGTTAATATATAGTCTTTCAAACTTACTTTAAATTCTGGTGTTAATAACTTTTTTTTCATACTCGCACCTTAATAAATCATATCCCAATTGTTTCCCCTTTTAACTGCCCGGATATCATGTGCCGGACTTTTTGTTGTATCTTTTGTAGTTTTTGCCACTCTTGTTGTACCGCCCGTCTGCTGTCCGCTTCCTGCCGTCCCTGTTGTGCTTCCCGTCTGCTGTCCGCTTCCTGCCGTCCCTTCAGTTTCTGTTTCCACCGTCTGGGTCTGAATAGATGCTATTGTAGGTGTTTCAAGAACCAGCGAAGCAGTTCTTCCAGAGGCAGCCGT